GGATGGATTTAGTAGTATAGGGAGGTATCGAGCCTCCCTATACTTTATCCGTATATCGAGTTATTACTTCCCGAATTTAAGATTTAAGCTATCGTAAAGCCGTTAGCATGACCAGATTGCCCTGAGATGTACCAATAGGTACCGTCACAAACAAGTTCAACCCAATCACCAATAACTGCATCTGTAGCAGCAGTTAAAGTAGTACCAGCTAAGGTTTCCCAAGCAGTTGCTAAAAGAATACCGCCTTTTATCAAAGAAGTGCCTTCGCTAGTTGCTATCGTACTCGCAGCTGTTGAATCAGACACTATAAACTTAAACTTTGCCCCAGCTTTTACTGCTGGCAATGTTATAGTTCTAGCTACCGTATTCTCTAATATGTATGTTTTACCACTATCTTTCGCTCCTAAAGAATGCGAAGAAGCGGATGAACTATCCATAGTAAAGATATACGAATCTGATTGGTAACTAGCTTTCGCTTTGTTATTAGTTCCACTACCATCAGCCATTAGTTACTCCTTAACCGCTAAACGGTGTTGCGCCAGTAGCGTCAGTTCCAAGAACATTACCCCATACTATCCAACCAACTTTATAATGGGCTCTAAGATTTACTTCAGAACCTAATAATCCGCCAGTTGTAGTAGCGTTCATAGTTATAATGTTATTTGAACTACCATTAGCTGCAAAACCATCATCAGCGTCCACTGAGTGAACTGCTAAAGTTCCTTGATAGTAATCACCAACTTGGTCTGTACCAGTAGTAATAGTAATTGACCCACCAGCATCAACGGCCATAATAAACTTGTATTCAAGTCCATGTAAGGCTGCTGTGATTGTAGGAAGAACTATAGCACATGCATCAGAGTCAGCAATGTGAACAACACCACCATCTGAGCCGTCTAAAGTTAATCCAGCAGTGATTTTTAGGTAACCACGACTAAGGGATACACTACCTAATGCTTCACCGTCTTTATTCTGTCCATATAAAGGTATACTCATTATTCATACCTCCTTAAGACCAGTAAGCATGGGCTTCTGGCATTTGCCATTCCATCCCAGCTTCGGTTTGAATTAAGTCAACTCTACGGTCAACGCCACTGTTTTCTAAGGTTTGAACACCAACATAGATAGCCGTATCACGATTCAAGCCATTACCAACAAGAGGTCTGTATGCACAATACCTCATGTTTACGGCAAGAAGTTTGATAGCATGACCATCAAGATGAATATTACGTGCTACATTCATATCACCATAAGGTGTAGAAATAACACTAATATCAACTCCAAATACCTTCTTTTTTGCTGATAAAGCCATATCAGCTCTGAAGTTTGGTGAAACTTCAAGGTTATTACTAAAGTAACCGCTTAGCTTATGAAGCCAGTTATAAGTAGCAGTATCACAAAAGAACAATGATGCGTTTGCATTATTGTATCTTGGATCAAGGTAATTGCTTAGATCATCCAAGAAATCGTCTTGTGTTTTGCTTGCGTGTGTCAAACTAAACACATTTCCGTAACTTGAAACGAAATCAATAGCACCTTGTGTGTACCACTCATCTCCAGAATCATATTGAGAACCGAACAAACAACTTTGCTCTATATCCCACTTGTGCTCAATCAACTTTTCACGCCAGACACGGGCCCACTCATTTGGTTCATACTTCAGCACGGTAGCACGAGTAGTGTTATCCATTGCCATTGCAGTTTTCCAAATTTGAGTACGTCCATAGCCAGTCGAGAAAGGCTGGTCTTTCCATGTTTCAGGATAACCACTACCCTGAGAATGTGCAGTACCAACTACATAGCACCTCTTAGGTTCTAAGTAAGCAGATATTGACTTACCAGATATATCAAGACCGTCAATTGCATTGTTATAAGCAGAGTATGAAGCAAGCTCAAAATCAGCAGATGCTCCTCCCTTGTTTACAACTTTGCACTTTAAGTTTACACAGTTCGATACAGTTGCGGTATCAACACCTCCACTCATTATCTTAACAACTAAGTAATCATCAGCAGATGATGCTGTGCTAGCAGATGAATCATCCCATGAAGCAGCTGTAACACCAGTCATATAGGGAATCTTTATAATTTGGTCATCTATAAAGAATCCTGGCTGGGTATTAGCATCAGCTACGGATATTTCGCCAGAAGATTGACCATAAACATTCTGAATGTTACCAGTGCTTTTATAGTCAGTAGCCATAGTAAAGTAATATACATCGCCAGCATCTACATCGCCATGAGTTACAGTAGCGTTACCACCAGCCGATGAAGCTGGTGCAGACGTGCCATGATTTACCACATAAGCATATCTTTTATGAAATGAAGGTCTGCGTTCTGTGAATTTGAACTCGGGGTCATCTGTTGGTTTCTTCGACAGTTTCGATACGATCCGAAAGAAAGGGTCTTGAGCTATTGCTAGCTCGGAAACTCTATCTCCAAAACTGTACTTTCGTCTAAGAACACCAGTACTAAGGTCTGTCCCAGTTCTGGGGCTACCTGAAGTAGTACTTGACGATACGTCAGCAGTTGACTCGAGTGAAAATAAATCAGCCATTTTTACCTTCTCCTATTTTTAGGATTAAAGCACTTAGCTAAATATAAAAATTAGCTAAATGCGTTTTCTAATTCGTTATCAAGACCCTTAATAGCCTCAAAAATAGAATCGTCGGGAGAAGCTTCTGCATCTGCGCCACGTACAGTGCTAACACTGCCTGGGCGACTTCTTGCATTTTTCATCTGACTGAGCATTTCATTTCTCTCTTGCTTGGCAATATTACCATCACGTTGCTCTCTATTTTTCAAATAGAGTATATCATCATATGATAAGATGTGTTCCTTAGCATAATTTTGGTAGTCATCCCATTCATCAGAGTTCATTTCATGCTTTTTCCTAAATTCATCTTCAGAAGAAGATCGCTGGTATTCCTGCTGCTGAGATTGTACATAATTACCAACAACAGACTTTATTCTGCTGTCAACAGCGGCTTGCAGAGCCCTCCCTGAATCAGAACCTGGGTCAGTAATTGCTTCATCCCCATCGAATATGAAGTCTTCGTCGAGACCAAGACTATCTTTAATATTCTCAGAACTATTCGCACCGCTCTCGTAGTACTCACGCACATGAGAGCGAAGACTTGGGTCTTCTTTCATTGCATTTAAAATAGGGAGATAGGGTTCAACATCTTGCAATTGCTTGTTAAGGCGTTTTGCTTCTCTACTTGAATCGCTGTATCTCTTTTTAAGAGATTCCGTATCACCAGGAACATCAACAGGCCCTGCAATAGGGGTTGTGTCTTCACCTGGATTATCTACACGGCTCTCTTCACCGTCTTCAAAAGTAATATCATTAACAGAAGCATCGAGTTTAGAAAAAAAGTCTTTACTAATAAACTCACTGTCTTCAACGTCTACATCAGTATCAGGGTTGCCATCATCTTCAAGCAAGTTATCTGATTTATCTGTCATTGTATTTCTCCTTTTATTTGTCAACTTCTAATATAACCAAAGCTGAATGTAATTATCAAGTATTATTTTTTCTTCGCAGAAGGCTGCATATCATATTTTGCTTTGTCAGCTTCTACCTGCATTTTCTTGCGATAATACTTCTGTTCAGCCTCACTCTTTAGAGCTTCTGCCCTAATTCCTTCTCCAGCTTCTCTCACGCTGTCTTTTATTCCAGCTTGTACGACTTGTCTTGTAAGAGTCTCTATTGTACCGTCTCTATCTTTCAAAGCTTCTTCAAGCTGTGAAACTTGTGACATTAACTGCGAGTATAAACTTTTTCTTTCAATAATCTTTTCTTTGTTTCTCACATCAGTCTCCTGTAAGAATGCTATATCGTCAATAGCCCCTGCCTGGAACCACCTGAAGTACTCATCTAACAGAGCCCATCTATTAACAGGCATCGTGGCTCCCCCAACCTCACGAACATCAAACCTTGCTGACGCATAATCATTAAACTTTCCAACCGCCCTACCATAATCATCGTAGATCATCTTGTTGATTTCTATTTCTTTCTCAGAATACTCATGTCCCGCACCAGGCTGTACAACTCTAAATACTTTATTAGATGTATAATGAGACTGTGAAATCTCTTTAAAAACCCTGCCTAAGTGCCCAATGGATGGCTCAAATACAGTATTTACCCACTCTTTAATAGCCCTCGTTCCATATTCGTCCATTGCCAGCATACCACGATATGTATCGTGTTGTGATTGAGTATCTCCTTGCAAAAATCTTGGAACTCCAGACAAATACTCAAGATCAAGTTTCCCTGACTCTGTAATTACAGAAAATGCCTGATTGACTGGTAACGGTGTAATAGGCGTTGGGGGATTAAATCCCTGTCTATATTTCAATAAAGCCCCAGGAGAAGAAGAATACTTCTCCCACTCTTCTTCAGGCATTGATCCTTCTTCGTATAACCATCTAAGATTTGAGCCTAAGTTAGCATTATGAATCAAAATCTGGTGAGCTTTGTTAATTTCCTGTTGTTTGCCAATAAGAGGAGTTACAGCACTTATTGGATATGGAGTGCCAGTGTGTGTGTAAGGAACTGGAACAATTGGATATAAAGTGTTTGCTAAATAATTCTCTTGTAGCAACTTATCGCCAACAACGATTGTAACTTTAATTCTTGTATCATAGAATCTGACAGCATCAACAATCCTCTCAGAAATCGATGGAGATTCAATAAGGGCTTTATACTCAATTTCGCTAACCACTTTACTAGAGACCTGTGTCATTCTCTCCTCTACTTCAGCCTGTATTGCCAATGACTGTTGTTTCTTTGCTTCATCAGCTTCAATCTGAGCTTTCTCTGCCTCAAGTTGTGCTCTTGATTCAATTATTTGCCCAGCTTGGAGAGCATCCCCAATTTGCTTCATCTGTTCTTCTAAGGCAACATCTATCTCCTGTGTTGATATTTCCACTGTCTGCTGAATCTGTTCTTTCATT